TATTTTTTCCCATGACCAATGATCAGGTCTGAATGCTAGCGGAGCATCAGGTTGTGTCATCCACTTTATACCTTTAACAATATTACTATAAGTATTCCAAACTTCTGCGTTACACACAGAAAGTTGACCTCCATTAGCATAACTACATTGTTCAGCTATGCCGTTAGGATCAAATAGTCTTACTTTATAATCTTTTTTAGCTAAGAAGTATGCAGTGGTTATACCAGCAATACCACCACCAACTATAGCGACGCTTTTCTTACTGACCAATTTTCTACTCCGCCTATATAGTTTTCATAATCAAGTTCTGCACAAAGATGTTCATATGTCAATTCAGTTGTAGGCATCTTATTTAGATGTGTGTTATGCCAATAAAGTTGAGGTACTGTACGATGTCCTTTTTCTTTTAAGAAATCTTTTGCAAACAAATCATGACTTATGTTTATTTCTCTATAGTCAAAGTTCCATTCGGACAATTTCTTTTTCAATAGTTTACAGTAACCGCAGTCTTCTTGAGTATATAAAGTTAATTTAAGTGAATTGTACATCTGACATTACCTCCGTTAAACAAGCAACCACATTAAGTTCATGGTCAGCTACAAATGCATTTTTATATTGATAATCTCCTAAGATTAATACGAGTTGTGGAATAGATTGTGGTGCAACCTTTTCACCCATTCTATCATACATGGCTCTAAAAATAGCGGTTGCATCAGTATCTATATTATTAACTACCCATGAACGCATCTTTTTAAAATCTTTATTTTTCAAATAAGTGAAAAGTTCATCATAGTTTTTATCACTAGTTACGTTAACAATACCACTATCAATATTACCATTAACAGAATATCTTTGTAATTCATTAAGAACTCTACGCCAGTCCGGTGCAAACTTCATAAGTAAATCTGCAATGGCTGGCCTTGAATGACTAACACCTTCATCTTCAAGTATTTTACAAATACGATTTAAGAACTCACCACATAATGGTGCCATATCTTTTTTACTGGTATTAAATTCATATACACCACATCTTGAATGTAATGGTTCAATAATCCTGTTTTTAAAATTACAGGTTAGTATGAATCTACAGTTGTTTGAAAATTCTTCGATGAAACCACGAAGTGCAGGTTGTGTTGATTGTGGATTAAGATAATCCGCTTCATCAAGTATTACAACTTTGTAATCACCGGATAATGAAACCGATGAAGCAAATTGTTTTATTTTAGTTCTGAGAGTATCAATATTACCTTCTTCAGAACCATTTATTAAAATATAATCACAGTTAAGTGAATTACATAATGCTTTGGCCACAGTAGTCTTACCAAGACCTGCAGTGCCAGTAAACAACATATTAGGTAGTTCACCACCTTCGATTATTTTTTGAAAAGTTTCTTTTAGTTTTTTAGGTAGTATAGTATCATCTATAGTTTTAGGACGATACTTTTCAACCCATAAGTATTCATTAGACATTTTACGCATTTCTCCATAACAAATAAAATAAATTCAATCAAGCGTAAATTACTTTTTATCTTTATCTTCTTTAGCAGGTTCAGCCGCTGGAGCTTCCATTGCTTTTTCTTGTTGAATAGTTTCACAAAGTTGAACTATCTGTATACATTGGTCTCTTAATCCACCAATGGTTGATAACTCTTCACCTTTAAATCCACCACGTTGTGTTACCGCATCGATAACAGCAATGGTACTTCTTGACGCTTTATTTGAAAGGTCGAATAATTGGTCGTTATTGCTTGTCATAATTAAACTCCATAAGTTGACGATTTTTCAAGTGCAATCCAATATTTTACACTTAATTCTTTATGTGAAAATTGTGTAATTAGTTTTGAAGATATTTCAACATCATAATCACCGGGTAAAATTTTCAAGTTAGATATATCTATAATAAAATTAAAGACTGCATCTTGCTTGAACTCGCCATCAATATCAATTGAAAAAGCATTTGATGTTGAGTTTTGATTTTCAACTATTGACAAACTTAATATACCATCATTTGCTTTGATCAATAATTCTTTATGACCTAAAGTTGATGCGGCCTTTTTAAGTTTATTCAGTGTATCATTATCCAATGTAAACTTTACATCAGGTTCAGGCATTGATACATCTTTAGTTGGTGCTGTTAAAGTTTCTTCAGCAGAATAAAAATACTTGACACTTGACCTACCTGACTCATCAGATATCATAACAAAGTCATCATTAAAGTGTAAGCTTGGATTATTAACTAAACCAGTCACACCAATAAATTCATTTAAATCATATATACCAAAGTCTTTAACAAACTTTTCAGGTATTTCAGCTTTAGCCACGACATTACGTGCTTCACTAATAGTTTTGATTGGACTATCCGCTTTAATCAAGATGTTTTGATTAATTGACGAAAAGTTTCTAAGGATGTCCAAAGTGGAATCGCTTAATTGCATTATATACTCCTTCTTAATTTTAGTTTAATTATACCACATTTTTTACGAAAAGTAAACATTTAAATTTTCATTTGAGAGAAATTTCTTTCTTTTACAAATTCAATCTTAGATTCAAACTTACCATCAAGTATATCACCTTTATGTGATATAATAAATGTATTAGTATCTTCACCAAGTGTATTTAATATTTTTAATAAATTTTCAACACCATCATGATCTAATGATGAGTCAAAGGTTTCATCTAATAATAATAAATTAGTTGCAACCGAGTTTTTCATCTTTGCTATTTGACGCCATGTAAATAACAACGATAAATCTATTCTTTGTTTTTCACCTTCACTAAATGATTCATATGTAAAATCATCACGATATCTTGATCTGATAGTTTCTTGAAAGCTTTCATCTAAATCAAATGAAACAAAGAAATCAAGTACCTGCAAATGTTGATTAACAAGTTTATTAATTGCAGGTAAATATTGTTTTATTATTTTAGTTTTAATACCAGTGTCTCTTAACATTTCTCCTATGACACCATTGTAATTAAACTGTTCAGTAACTTTTAATTTTTCTTCTAGTAAATTTTCTTTTTCTGTGGAAAGTTTATCTAGTTCAAATCTTGCACTTGATAAGTCAGCAGAAACTTCTTCTTCAAGATAAGTTTTTAAATCTTTGTTACTTTGGTTAAGTGATGCTATTTCTCTATTATTAGAATTGATTGTATTTGTTTTTTCATTAACTTGTTCAATTACTTTTTGCAGTGATTGTATTTCTTGTTCAATAGTTTTATAATCACTTTCAATCATTTTAAGAGTTGATTCGATTTGATAAGCTTGATTTTTAGTTTCAAAAACTAACTTATCTTTATTTTGTATAGGCTGTTCGCAAGTAGGACATTCATCATTACTTTCTAAGAACAAACCTCTTTTAGCAATTGTTTTTAATTCTTGTTTTTGTTCTGCTCTAAGCGCTATAACATTATTCTTTTTATCTTGTAATTTAGTTAAATCTAAATCACCTTTATTTTCAAGTTCATTACTTAATTTATTATTATCTTCTTGTAATTTTTGTATTTTTTCTTCAGCACTTTTAATTTGTTTTTCATACTTCTTTTTATTTTCAGTGGTTAACGCTGCAATATCACGAATATATTTTGATTGTTGTTCTATTTTATTTTTAATTAAATCAATGGTATGATTAATTGTTGACATCTTATCTTTTAGTACACTATTCTTTTCTTTCAATATTACATTCATTTTTGAAAAAATATTAATGTCCAGAAGATCCTCGATTACATCCCTACGATGTCCAGCATTGAGTTGCATAAAAGGTATGAAGGAGGAAGAACCTAATACAACAACTTGATGGAAACTCTTATGATTGAGTTTCAGAATGTTTTGTTCAAGTATCTTCTGGTATTCCATTGCGTGTGATGATTGATTAATCATCTTGCCATCTTTCCATATTTCAAACACATTTGGTTTGATTCCTCTAATTATTTTAAAATTAGAAGTGCCTACAGAAAATTGTACTTCAACTAAAGCATGCTTTTGATTTATTGAATTTACGAGTTGTGCTTTACTAATCTTACGATGTGGTTTACCAAATAAACTAAAAGAAAGTGCATCAAGCATTGTGGATTTACCGGCGCCATTATGACCTACTACTAATGTTGATTTACTTTTTCTTAAATCTATTTCTGTAAATGTATTGCCTGATGATAAAAAGTTTTTATAACGAATATTTTTAAATACGATCATGCTATTTCAAGTGCCTGTGCTTCTGTCATTAGTTGTCTCATTTCAACTTTTATTTTATTCTTATCTAAGTCTGTATCAACAGCATCAATATATGTGTCAACTATTTCAGCTGTATCTTCAAAACTCATATTTTCATCTTCAACATTAGCACCGATAAATTCATTAAAGTTTTCAGCAATCTTTAATTCATAAATTTTTTGGTTTTGTATGTTATCAATAAATCTGTCAAATATAAAAGGATCTGTTTTATTTACTACAATGACTTTTACAAATTTATTAGTTAAATCTTTATTATAATTATTATAATCTATTTCTTCATCATTGTAAAGGATTTTTTCAAATAAAGTGTGTGGATTTCTTATCTTTGTCATTTCTCTTGTTTCAGTATCAAGTATATGAAAATACTTAGCATCATGTGCATCTGACCAAAAGAACTCCATTTGTGAACCAAGATACCAGATATTATCTTTCTTCGAAGAACAATGATAATGTCCACTTAGCACCATTTCAAATCTTGAAAAAAGTTTCGGATCCATACCGTGTTTATTAGTTAATCCTCTCATCATTTCAAAACCATTAAGTTCAAGATGTGATCCTATCCAATCTGCTCTACAATCTCTTATAAAGTTCATACATAAATCATAATTATCTTGACATATCCAGGGCAATAATCCAAGTTTCAATGAATCATATTGCATAACTGTAGGTTCCATAATAATATGGACTTCATTCATGTAATGACCTAAACATTCTTTTAATGAATTAAGTTCATTTGTATTTTTATAAAATGTATCATGATTACCGGGTATAATATCCATTGACATACCGCGTTTACGTATTTGATCAAGAAATATTCTACGATTATGATTTAATGCTTTGAAGTTTACAAACTTACGATGATCATAGTAATCACCAAGATGTACTATTTGTTTTATACCATGCTTTTCACATTCCGGAAAAAATACGTTATTATAGAACTGTTCAGCATTATTTAAAAATATTTCTGAAGAGTTACGTATACCGCAATGTGTATCATTAAGTATAGCTATCTTCATTGCATGAACTCACTTAAGTCTGAATCCGCTATTTTACTTCTCCTACGTTTTCTTTCTTTCTTAACAATTTCTTTTATTTCCATATCTGTATTACGTACTCTTTGTATTCTATCTTTTAATGTATCAACAAAATGTGCTGCCACATCACCACCAACTGCTTCATCACCTACATCAATAAAGTTTTCAATGCCAGATTTTGTAAGATACTTTAATTTTATTTCTTGTTGTTTCTTTTCTTTTGTTATTCTTCTTAAAAAAGCAAACCATGTTATTTGTGTAAAGTAAGCGAAAGCGTTTGGTTTACCTGTTCTTGTTGCAGCTTCTAAATTATAATTTGATATTGCCTTCAAACAATTTTCCACCGCATCCATTACCATCTCTTCTCGATAAGTATACCGAATAAAGTTTGCTTTATGAGATAATCCTTCAGCTATTCTTAAAAAACATTGTGCTATGTAGTCAGGTACTTTAGGTAAGCTTATTTCTTCCTTTCTACATTCTTCTAATTTTCCAACATAATCAACAACAGCTTGTGAAAACTGTGCATTGTTAACATAGTGGATGCTCTTTTTCCGTGCCATACGTAATCCTTTATTTTATAGTATTATTCTACCATACTTTTGCAGAAAAGTACAATATTATTTTTTCTTCTAAGAAACGAAAAAAACGGTGTACAAACGGTAAAAAATGTGGTAGAATAAGATAGTATATCTGTGGAAGAGGGGATATACCCTAATGCACAGTATCTTTAGGTTTGAATTTTATTACATTACTTACCGCGGAATCGGTGAATGTTTCATCATCTTGTGCAAATCTTCCATATTTTTCATCTAACCAATCGTCTACTTCTTCATCGGATAAATGTTTTGTTTGTTCGTTTACTTCGTCTAAACTAGCCCAGACACCTTTTCTTTTTAAAGGTCCTTTGGCTAAATCACCTCTGATTGCTTTCAAACATGTATTATAATATTTTAACATTGGTTTTGTAGGTTCACTGGTTACAATAACGTGTGCTGCATTCAGTGAATGTAAATAATCTGGATCATCTTGAAATGACATCCACGGTCTTAGCGCAAAAAATCTTATGCCGCGTGAATAATCTTCTATACTTACTATCTTTAGTGCTTTCTTTATTATGATGTCATCTGATTCTGAATCATGCCATTGTTGAACTTCACAAACTATTTCATCATTGTTAGTTAACTTAAATTGTTTTACTTTGCTCATAGCTGCACCTTATAAGTTTTATGTGTAAATTTTTCTCTACCATATATTCTAAGTCTTTCATCTGCATGTAATATTCCGTAATTCTTTCTTGACTTCCAGCTTAT